TGCCAGGCATGCTAGCATCTCCGTGATTAATTACTTCGTGAAATTCGAAGCCTATTTTATCTCCTGATGACGTGATAGCACGCGCAAGGAGAGTTTCGTTAGCATTAAGGGCGCTAGCTGTACCACTGTTAATTTTATTAGACATTTCTAATATTTATATGGGTTAAACAAAAATTAAATTAAAAAAAACGAGTAGCAGAGGTGTGTTCCATAGGCTTTCCTATGATGCCGGTCTTAGTATACTCACCGTCAACTTTTGCACATGCTTTTAGATATTAGAGTGCTTATTGGTATTGCTTGACACATTGCTCTAATAAATATAATAGTTATGTGGAAAACTTATGCATTGTCTAAGTTTTTATTTTCAAACCACTAAGGTGTATTGTTTTATTATTTTGGGAAACGAAATACAAACTTATTCATCATATCAAATTTAGGATGATTTAATTTTGCAACAACTCTGTAGTTATATTTTCTTTCTTTAACTTTAACAACGGTAACAGGTACTACGTATGTATTATCTGTAAATATAACTGTACACTCAGTAATATTGTTTGGGTTTGGTGTATCGAAATATATCTTTACTTCTGTGTAGATACTTACGGCATAAATATCCCCTCCAAAGCATACTTGCTCGCTTTCTGGCGAATAAGATGCAGTTTGGTAAGGAACACTCTGGGCACTAACCATTCCTATCGGAAAGATTAGCACCAATATTAATAATATTCTCATTAGTTCTGTATTAACGGTATTTATATCTATATGTATAATGACCAATTATTTTAAAAGAGAATAAACAGTCTTCAAGTACTTGTCCTGCTCCAATATTATGGATGATTAGGTATCTCTGCTTATCAGCAGATAATATTCTTGAGACTATTCCAATGTGATGTGTAAAGCCTCCTAAGTTCCAACAAACAATATCTCCTGGAATATAATCTTTTCCATTGCGAGTTATTTCTTTTGTTGTGCCAAATTCAGAGAACCATACCATTAAGTTTGGAACTCTTCTGTGATCAATATTATAATCAGCACGAGTTTTACCCCAATGATTAGGATATTTATCAAAATTAACTAACATATCACTGTGAACTTTTGCTTGTAAATCTATGTCCATTAGTCTATATGCTCTTATAATTACATCTGTACATACTCCTCTGTCTGGTGCTACATCACCACCTGGGTAATCTAGCTTAACATATCTACCGTCATATATAACGTGTTGTTTTGTTAATGTAAGAGCAGAGTCAGCAAGTGTAGTACTAAACCACGAAGGTTCAGTCTTTTGTGCGCTTGCTGTGCTTGTTAATAATATGGTTATTACTACTACAAATAATGTATAGTAATAACCTGCTAATATTTTAAGTGCGTTTTTCATGCTATTTTATTTACTGGTTAAGTCTTTTAGCAAATCTTCAAGTTTATTTTCTTCTAAGTGAAGTGCATTTACTTCCTTGCGGATTTGAGTAATTCTATTTGATGCACTTTCTTTAAGGTGAGCCTTATTAGCAAGAAATGTCTTGTAATCTGTTTGGATTGGTGTGAGTTTAATGTTTTCGTTTGACATTAGAATTAGTTTTTCTTGTTATTAAATAAGAGTTGAAATACTATAGCATTAGCTATAAGAATGATAAAAGTAAAAGCGATTATTTGTATAAGCATAATAAATTGAATTGGTTATTAAAAATGGTACTGAGAGAAGCAATAAGGAATAACCCTTATCACTCAATAGACTTGGTACCAACATCTATTGTTAACTCTCTAGTTAAATTAAAGTGGAAAGTCTCTAAACTCCCACTTATCTACTCTCATAGCTTCCCAATCTTCAACAAAGAATGGAACTTTGATAGTATCACTATAAGTAGAGATTACTATTAAGTCTTTACCTGCTTCCAATTCCTTTTGTAAGAAACTAGAAGGCCAGTCACCTTTGTAATGGGATTCTGTCTTGTCTGAGTATATAATTTTATACATGATTAGTTGAATTCGTGATAAGAGGTTATCATTAATGAGATAGTCTCATCGTAGTATAAGGCTGTTGAGTAAGGGTCGTTACGTGTGTACATAATGCTATAGAATATAATTAGAATGAATGTAAGTAAAGAGATAAAGGGTAAGAAAGTGGTGAATGTGACCTAGTTGTCACACTCACTCACTTGTAGACTGTAGACTGACTTAGTCTATAATACATAAAAAAGAAATAGCACTACAGTGCTATCTCTAATCCAATTACAAATTGTTTGAACAGGTCTTCATTATAACAGGTGACGAGCTCACCGCTATAAAATACTTTGTCCTTTATGAACTCGTTTGTGCGTCCATACATCATTGGTGTACCGTTCTTATCTTCCATAAGGCCTGATACAAAGGCTAATTTAGCTGTATTCATGTTTTCTACTCTTTTATTGTTGTAGGGGGTTAATTAATGCTACAACTAAGGGAGGGTCAACTTCTAAATACCCCTACACGCTCACAAATTTTTCCCTGTTAAAATTTTTTTAGGATATTTTTTTGTAGATTAAAGTTTTAATCTATCTTTGTACCGAAGCACGATATACTATCGTATCACCCTCGAGGTAACCAAGTAGGGGGTCAGACGTGGGATTTATATCAATTAGAGTGATCTAGTTAACGCTTACAAAGACGTTGTGAAACGGTATACGTAAGTAGGAAATTTTCTCCCATAGCTTCAAAAGGATCAGCTATAAGCGTTGATTGGGATGGATTGCACATAGGTAGGTGCGGTGAATTAACACCGATCTTACTATCCCTGGGTAGCTCGTAAAGAGTAGCACTGTCAACTGGTAAATGCTGATTCGTAATTATCCTCTTAAGGGAGAATTATATTTAAACGGTAAAATTATGGAATTAGAAGTATTAAGAGTAAGTAGTCAAGAAGATTCAACATCAGGGATTCTTTTTAATGTGGTGGACGGTGAGCGAGAGTTTATCTGTTACACGTTGGAAGATCAGGCGCAAGACCGTAAGGTTATGCACGAGACAAGGATACCTGAAGGAACTTATGAAATAAAATTTAGAACTGTTGGAGGTTTTCATGCAAAGTATACAAAGAGGTATGGAGATATGCATAAAGGCATGCTCCATGTTATTGATGTTCCTAATTTTAAGTATATACTCATTCACACTGGGAATACAGATGATCATACTAGTGGGTGCCTCATTGTTGGAGAGACTCAGACTAGCAATAGGGTTAAAAAGGATGGGTTTACTGGGAGTTCTACGAAAGCTTACACGGACTTTTACCCAATGGTCAGCGAAGTTCTGGAGAAAGGAGAAAGAGTGACGATCACATATGTCAATTATGCATAAGCTAACTCTTGAGGTGGAATACCTATCTAGGGTAAATGCCAATCTTGAGAGAGAGAATCAGGAGCTTAAAGAACAGTTAACTGCGGCTCAGTATGCTGTACGAGATATAGTCTCTCATGTTGAGGGACGAGAATAATATTATCATGCAAGTAAAAAAGGAATTAAGACGAAAGATTGTTGTTGATGGGTTAAAGTATAAGGTAGATTATAAGGTGTATAAGATTATGGAGCAGTTACAGAATCAATTGGCTAATCATACGCTTGCTTTATATAACTACATAGAAATATTTAACTCAACAGAAGAGCCATCTGAGATGGAGACTATTTTGTATAAGTACTGTATGCAGCTGCCACACGCAGAAACTATTGAAGAGGAGATTAAAAATCCGAAGGAGAAAGTTATTGAAGAGGCCCAGGTGGATAAATAATTTGCATATATAAGTAATTAGTTTATATATTTGCATAAATTAAATAATTAGATGAGCAAAGAAATAAACTTTACCCCGCAGGGGCAGTGGATATTATTAACAGATCCTTCCTCGCAGAGGAGAGAGTCAGGTATTATTTTAGATGATGCTACTGCAAAGAAACTTAGTACTAATATATTAAAGGTACTTAAAGCTGGAGCACATTGTCAGTTTTGTAAAGAAGGAGATACTGTTATGGTGGATCCTACTACAGAAGCTAGGCGAGTAACTTTATCTGATGTAACGTATCTTCTTGTAGGAGAGAGTCAAGTGTTAGGACTAGTAATGTGAAAGAAATAGTTGGGACAGTTACTATTTCTTTAGCGGATTATCAAGATATGGTATTAGCCGGAGAGAGGGCGGATGAATTGAACAGCAAAACAAAACATGCTGCTAAAGAATTATCTGTGTTCTTAACTTTTCTTGCTACCCGCTCAGATGTAACTCCGTATGTTACAGAGTTTAATCGTCAGTCAATGTCAGCTAAGATAGTTTTAGATGACGGTCGGGCGACCATAGAATTTTTAGATGGTAACAGCTAAGTTTAATACAGAAGATCTCGATGAGTTTATTTACAGTGTTAAAAATTTTGAAACTAAACTTATTATCTGGGGGACTCTTAATTTAGAAGCAGAATGGCAAATAAACACATATATAGGAGAATACAATTTTTTAATAGAAGTAATAGTAGACGATGGATCAGAATTTGATTATTAAGGTAAATAGTACATATAAGTACCTCCAGATTTGGAATGGTATTTTTGGCCTTACAGAGAAGGAGTTAAAAATTTTAGCTCTATTTATAGATGAAAACAAGGATCTAAAGGCTGCAAATCTTTGTACACCAAAATCTAAAAAACTAGTTGCAAAGAAATTAGGGTTTACAGATCATAATACTTTAAACAACTATGTAAAGAAGTTTAAGGATAAAGGCGTACTTTTAAAGCAGAAGCGTAAGTATAGACTTAATAAACTTTTAAATATTAATACTACAAGTGTTCGAATCAATTTACAGTGGAAAGATGGACGGTAATCCTAATTTAATATTTACACATTATATTGTGCAAGACTCGTGGGCTGTCATAGTTGTGCAGGATAAGCGCGGCGAGATAGTAAAATTACTCACAGAGCCTTTGTTTGAGGCCGGAGTGGAGTTTGAACTAGATATTACATGAGTAAAGATAAAATGCCTAGTACCTGGCAAATGGTAAAAAGTTTTACTAAAGAACTCTCTAACTATATTAGTCAAGGAGCTCCTAGTGTCTCAGTAAAAGATTATACTGATCGAGTAGAGGCATGCGAATCATGCGAGCATTATAATAAAGAAAAAGCTAGATGTACTCTATGTGGGTGTTTAGTGGAATACAAAGCACAGTGGAAAACTAGTAATTGTCCAGATGTACCCCCACGTTGGAAACCTCAAGTTATAAGTCATGGCAAAGCCCAAGAAGGAAATAGTACAGATTCTAGCGACTAAATATAATCTTCCTTTATCTGAAATAGAAGCAATAATAGAATATCAATTTTCTTATGTGGCAACGATTATGAAGGAAGGAAAATTTGAGTCTATTAGACTTCCTAGATTCGGGAAGTTCTCAGTTAACCCTGGGAGACTAAAATATATACAAAAGAAAACAAATGGATCTACTGACGATAAGCGGTAAAAAAGTTATACCAAGCGCATATACTTTAACTATAAAAGTCTTTAAAGGCTTACAGTTAAATGAACTTGCTGCTGTGTACTATTTTACTGACCATAGGTCTCCGTATGCAATATACCCCGTAGAAGAAAGGAAAGAAAAGATAATATCTGATTTAGGAGTTAAATGGTCGTCTACTCTTGAAGTAGCTATAGATAAATATAAAGAACTTACTGAGACATCAGCTGTAAAACTACTTAAATCCGCAAGATCTTCAGTAGGAAAGCTTGAAAGATATTTTGAAGATATTGATTTAACTCTAGTTGATGATAATGGAAAACCTATTTTTGCCGCAAAAGATTTAGTCGCTAACTTAGCAAAAATGGGAGACGTTGTGCAAGGTCTAACTAAGCTTGAGGACATAGTCAAAAAGGATCAGCAAGCTGTTTCTTTAAATCGGGGGGGAGTAGTAGTTAATAAATATAGTCAATAACTAATGTTTAAAGATACAGATAAACTTAGACCCTCAGCGTTGTATTATTTATCGCATGGATTTTATACTAACGCGTTATCGGGGACAAAAGATTATTTTGATTTTTGGGACACCGAGAGGACTAGATGTTTGTACGGGTACGAAGTAGATGGTATGCAGATTACTGGATTTCATTACTTTTATTTAAACTACTGCCCAATAGATAGATCTGTAGATCAGATACTACCTGATGGCACAAAAATAGCACGGAGAGAAAGGACTTTTCCTGCATTTTATGATGGAGATTGGAAGTATTATAATGCCATTGATGAATGCCGGAAAACTAATAAGCATATGACTGTGCTAAAAGCTAGGCGTAAAGGATATTCATATAAAGCATCTTCTATGCTAGCTCGCAACTATTTCCATTTAAGGAATAGTAAGAATTATGTTTTTGCTGGCCAGAAAGAATTTATTATTGGGGACGGTTTGCTATCCAAGGCGTGGGAGATTCTTTCTTTTGTAGATGATAATACAGCTTGGACTCAACCTAGACTTAGGGATAGGGAAATGAATAAAATGTCTGGGTATAAGAAAAATGTAAACGGGGCAGATGTAGAACTTGGGATGAAGTCCCAAATAATGGGAGTGTCTTTAAAAGATGCCCCAGATAAAGTACGTGGTAAAGCTGGAGAGCTTATATTCTTTGAGGAAGCAGGTGCATTTCCTGGATTATTAAAAGCTTGGGAGGTAGCTATGCCTACTATGCGTCAAGGAGCAAATACTTTAGGCACTATGATAGCATTTGGTACTGGCGGTACAGAGGGAGCGGACTTTGAGGGTATGGAAGAGTTATTTTATAATCCTGAGTCATATGATTGTTTAGCGTTTGATAATATATGGGATGATGGGGCTATGGGAACTCAATGTGGGCACTTTGTTCCTATCTATGAGAATCTTGAGGGGTTTATTGATAGTAATGGTAACTCATTAAAAGATAAAGCTGTAGCATTTGAGGAAATAAATAGAAATAAGAAGAAGGGTACTAATGATCCTAAAGCATACGATCAATATATAGCTGAGCACCCAATGAATCCAAGGGAGGCGACGTTACAGGTCTCATCTAATTTGTTTGATATTTCATCTTTGCAAGAACAATATAATAAAGTAAAAGTTGGGGGACTACATACTATAGGAACTGGGGGTACGTTGTTTTATGGGAAAGGAAATAAAATAGAGTTTAAAGTAGATGGAGATGTTAAGCCTATCCTCAGATACCCGCACAGAAAAGAAGACAATTTAAATGGGTGTGTTATTATTTATGAGGGGCCGTATAAAAATATTGAGCGGCAAACTCCTCATAACTTATATATAGTATGTCATGACCCGTATGGACAAAATAAATCAGCAGATTCTTCATCGTTAGGGGCTGCATATGTAATTAAAAGAGTAAATAATATCAGTCAACCTGATGATTTAATTGTAGCTAGCTATGTTGGAAGACCCCACTCTCAAGACGAATATAATCGTAATCTTTTTATGCTTGCTGATTATTACAATGCTAAAATCGGTTTTGAGAACGATCGTGGAGCTGTAATACATTATGCAAAGCAACATAGGAAGTTACATAAGCTTCAAGAGGAGTTTGAGATGCTGGATAAGAAAGATCTTCGCTCTAAAAAAGTAAAACGTCAGTATGGTATGCATACTACTGAGGCAAGAAAGCGTCAAGGAGAATTATATATACGAGACTGGTTAAATACTGTACGCTCTGTTAATGAGGATGGTACTACTGTATTGAATATGCATAAGATTTATGACCCTGCATTTCTTCAAGAGTTAATTAAATTTAATCACAAAGGAAACTTTGACCGTGTTATGGCGTTTATGGTAGGTATGTATCACACTCGTGAATTATACAATGCAGAAGTAAAAGAAATTTTAGAAGATAGATCATCTGATGAATGGTTTAAAAATGTCTATCATTAATGATATATTACTAATATCCAGGTTAAAATACTAGTAAGTAAAAAGATTAAAAATAATTTAGTAACTTTGTAAGATATGCATCTAGGGGGAGACAAGATACCGCAGCAAAAACTGCCTTTATCCAAAAAGACAAAAAAATGGCGTGAATCCTGTGTGGAGGCATACATACATTTGTCTGATAATGGAGTTACAGAGCGAAAAGATTATTTGCGCTCATTATACGATTTTTACAATGGTGTAATTGATGAGATAGACTACAAATATGTGCTAAAGCCATATGGTAAGACTCGTAGTAACTTCCCATCTAGGATGCGCAACTATCCTATTATTAAACCTGTTATTGATTTACTGCTCGGTGAGAAGTCTAAACGACCTCTTAATTATACTGTTAGCGTATTGAATCATGATATAGTTTCTCAGAAAGAAGAATCTAAACATGCAATGCTGGTTCAGAATATGCAGGCACAGTTTGTGAATAAGATGAATAAGATGGGAATGGACACTGAGATGGAAAACCAGGAAGTTCAACTCCCACAATCTTTATCAGATATGTTTGAGAGAGATTATGTAGATAATAGAGCTATCTTAGGGCAGCATGCTATGACATACATTTTGCAATCACAAGAAATAAGTGATAAAATTCAAAAAGCATGGTTTCATTATGTAGTTTCTGGAGAAGTTTATACTCTGAGAGGGGTACGTAACGGAGAGCCTTACTATGAAGTTTTAAATCCAGTTGATATTGATTACGATATGGACCCCGATTTAGAGTACGTAGAAGATGGGGACTGGGCAGTTGTACGTAAGTATGTACATGCTTCTACAGTAATTGATCATTATCACGAATCTTTAACAGACCAGCAGATATTAGAGTTAGAAGAACCCAGACATATGGATGTAGATTCGTTCTTGCTCACGCGTAATACTACTAATGGCGATCCAAATGTACATAGAAGTAGACTGCTAGAAGTAGCAATTGTTTATTGGAAGAGCAGAAAAAGAATAGGGTTCTTAACTTATTTAGATCCTAATACAGGAGATATAGAAGAGCAAGAGGTTCAAGAAGGATTTAAACTTACTCCTGAAATGAAAGAGTCGGGAGCGGAAGTACAATGGTTGTGGGTAAATGAAGTATGGGAAGGCACTAGAATTGATGGTAGATTTTATATTGATATGGGGCCAGTTGTTAATCAGAGGAATTCTGTGAGTAACCCTTCTACTTGTAAGCTGCCTATTAATGGAAGACGCTATTCTAATATTAATTCTAAAAATATATCTTTAGTTAGTTTAGGGGTACCATACCAAGTTAATTATAATATTTATAAATACCGTTTAGAGTTAGCTATTGCGCGTAGTAAAGATATTATAGCTCAGTTTGATATTAATATGATCCCAAAGAAATGGGACATGGATAAGTTTATGTATTTTGTAGAAGGGACAGGTATTGCTTGGGTTGATTATAATAAGGAAGGTATACAACTATCACCGCAGCATCAGTCTGTACTTGATATGTCTATTAAGACTATTGAGCAATATATAATGCTCTTGAATTCTATACTTGAAGAGTGGGAGAAATTATCCGGAGTTAATCGCCAACGTCAGGGGCAGGTAAGCCAGTACGAAGGCAAAGGTGCTAGTCAACAAGCTATTGTACAATCTTCTCATATAACTGAAGATCTATTCCGTAAGTTTGAGTCTTTTGAGCAAAGAGATATGCAAGCTTTACTAGATTATTCTAAGGAGGCTTGGGCGACCGGGAAGCAGGGTATGTATGTTATGCCTGATGGTACAGTAGAATATTTAAGTGTAGATCCACTTTCATATATGGAATCTAACTATGGAATATTTGTAACTAACTCAGGTAAGGAGCAAGAGAAGATTCAAAATCTTAAACAATTAGCACAATCATTTGCACAGAATGGATTACCTGCATCCGCAATAGCAGAGATGTTTGATGCAGAAAGCTTCCCGCAATTAAAAGATAAATTAGAGAAAGCTGAAAAATATACTCAAGAACTGCAACAGGCTCAAGCTCAAGCAGAGCAAGAAGCAGCTCAGCAGGCTCAACAAATGCAAGTTCAGATGGAGCAGGCTAAGTTAGAGAACGAGAATACTAATAACGAATTAGACCGTAAGAATAGTATTGATATTGCAATGATTCAGCAGCAAGGTACAATGGCAGCTCAGGATACTGCAGTACAAAAACTAGGGGCAGACGCAGCTAATAAGCAATTAGATGCAAATATAAAGTCTATGGACGTATCTGAAAAAATACGTTCTAACAAAGCTGATGAGCAGATTGAAAAAACTAAACTTCGTCAAGATAATATAAATACAAAAGCAGAGCTAAAGATTAAGTCTAGACAAGCAAATAAGAGCACAAAACAATAAACCATGTGTAAACCTTGCCAAGCAGAATTAGCTAAGTATAAAAGTGGGGGAGCACTCAAACGAAAAAAGGGCTCATCTGTAAATCTTTATCAAGATACCGGCTTACTCGCTGAGACCGGCTTACCCGCTCCAACTAAGACTAGTGAAAGAACAATAACCACCGATAAGTTTAATACTTCAAATGTTCTTAGTGCTTTAGGTGATTTTGGGACTAATAGAGGCACTTGGGAGGCATATAGAAATAAATCAGCTGGACTAGATGCTTCTTTAATAGCAGAACAAAATAGAGTAGCTAGTGTTAGGAAAAATATTTTACCTAACGCTGAAGAGATGACAAGAGTAGCGAACTATATTGATAATCCAACTCCTGATCAGGAGAACCTTGCTACTGAGCAGTATCAGGAGATTATGGACATGACTTATAATAATAATGATCTGACATTAGGAGAGCAGAATAAGAGAATGTTGGAGATGAATAAAAATATGCATCCTGATGTTAGAAAGTTATTTCCAAATGAAGGCAGAAGTAAAAATAACAATATTTTTACTTTTGCTTCTATTGATAAAAGCCCTGTGGATGGACCCCCAAATACAGTTAAAGGGTCATACTCAATGAATGACTCTTTAATGTGCATAGGTAGTGTATGTGGTGCGTTCCAAGAAGCTGGGGCGAATGTACCAACATACACGGGTAATAAAAGTTTTCGTAAATCATCATTAGCAGGTAAATCAGGTTTTTCATCAATACCTCTTGATGAAGCCGAGCCTGGGGATGTAATACAGCAGGCCGGGCGTGCAAGGGTGGATTACCGTGATAGTAGTAAAGGATACGAATATAGACCTCATCATGCGGGAATTATAAACGAAATAGCAGATGATGGGATTATTTCTGCATATAATTCGAAAGATGGAAATCTTGGCAGATTTGGTCTGTCAGGTGATTTTTTACAAGGTGAAGACGGTATGGCATATAGATATACAGGAAAAGTTCCTGGGGTAGAACAAAGTATTTCTAATTTTCAAGGGGACTCCGAAGCATTAAACTTTCTTAAAAGAAACAGCAATTCAGAAATACCTTATATAACTCCTTTACCTGCTACAACTATTGATTATAATTCTCCTAAAGAGCTTGTGGTAAACCCAAATAGGAATCAGATACCTACATATACAGAGCCTTCTACATATACAGAGCCTTCTAATTTTTGGAAACGAAAGTCTAAAACCAAGAATAACAATGTTAAATAACCAACAACAGATGGACTTGTTAAAGCAAGCTGTCAAAGAAGATTATAAAGGAAGCATAGCAGATTTAATGGAAGGAATTTCACCAGAAGAGCAGCAGGAGAATGTTGAGGTTGCTGAGACTCCTCAACAACAAGAACAAGGTCTTAGTGGACGATCTTCTCAAGATATGCCCGACGCAATGGTATTCCCTGAATCACAAGGAGATTTTAATACTAGTAATATGCAGGCCCCAATTGATATAGATAAGTATGGTAAACAAGGTGAGTTGGTACAATCGTATAAGAGCGTACCTCCAGGGGTTGGTAATTTACCTATGGGAGATGATGTGGGTACTGTTATAGAAAGGCCTGCAGACTATAGAGATGGAGGGGTAAAAAAATATCAAGAGGTTGGAGTTAAACCATATAATGGGGGGTATGATGCAGTAACTGAAAATTCTGAAGATAATCTTGCTAATATAGAATGGAATAGGCAATGGATAAATTCTCCAATGCATAGAGAAATGCTAACTTCTGAAGATCCTGAAAATGTAGATGCTGTTACTCAAGGGAGATTGCAGAATTTAGAAGGTATAACTACTAGGACTCATACTCAGCCTTCTGGCACTGTACACGGTACAAATTATGGAAGTGGATCTAGTACCGGCATATTAGGCTCTTCAAGTTCACGTACTGGAGATATACATTTATATCCTTCTGATAATAAGGATCCCAATCTAACAAATATACATGAAGTTAGTCATAGCAGTGATAGACCTCGTAGGACTTCGAACACATATGATATATTGAGTGAATTCCAAAAAGGTACTATAACTAAAGAAGAAGCTGAGAAACAATTACCTGTATATAATACTATTGAGCAGGGAGAAGAACGAGATGGTACCTCTTTTGTAACAACTAAAGAAGGTCGACTAATTCCTTCCTCTTCACAAGAAATGATTAATTCAGCCGGATTAAGGAACTCAATGACTTATGGTGGAAACGGCTCGGCATTCCAACAGTATCTTTTAGGTTCTGAGGGCACAGAAGTTAGAGCTAGATTAAATTCTGTTAGATACAAGGCGCAAGAAGCAGGTATATATGATCCATTTACAGAGAAAATTACTAAAGAACAATACGAAAAATTAGTAAGTAAAGAAAATAAGAATTTGTTTGGGTGGTCAGTAAAAAAACTTCCTCCTGGTTTTAAGGGACTCGAGCCCGAATCAAAAGGAGGTTCTAATGAACTTGAGACGCTTAGGCAGTTTTTTGGAGATAAATCCCTTATGGAAATGTTGAATACTATTTCATTTAATCCTGAAGAAGATAATCAGAATTCTACACGGGATGAAATGCCTGGGGAAAGTACAATGGCTAAAACTGGCGGCTTTTTTAAAAATAGTAAGGTAAATACCCGTAAAAAAGGAGGATTTTTTAACTGCAAATGATATATAATAAAGCACTCTTTAAAAACACATTAAACCACGTATAATAAATAATTTTATTTAATTTTGTAATAATATATAGATAGATGGTAGATCCAAACGAAAAAATATCCCTAGACGACATTATGTTCGACGACATCCTAGATGGGGGAGTAGCTACAGAGCCAATAGACGCTGGCTTAGAAGTAGAAAATGATATTGCTGAAGAAGCAGCATCTGAAAAAGAAATTATAGATGAACTTGAAGAAAGTTCAACAGAGTACGAAGATGAGGATGATGATGAAGTAGAATCTAAGCCCCTAAAAAATAAAGAGGCAGAAGATAATACTGAAGATTCTAGTGAGCCTAATACTGTAGTAGGAGATATACTTGAAAAGCTTGGTTATGATACTGAGAATGAGTATGATGATACTACAGATGGATTAATTAAATTGACTCAAGATGTTGGGTCGCAGATAGCGGAAGATCAACTTGATCAACTGTTTGAAAAATTTCCATTAGTAAAGAACCATTTACAATATGTACTTTCTGGGGGAGATTCACAACAATTTATGAAGGCTTACGATCCTAATAACGACTATTCTAAAATGGACGTTTCAGAAGAGGACATTGCAAGCCAACGAGCTGTTCTTAGTGATTACTTTAAGGCTAAAGGCCACGAGGATGACTTTATTCAAGAAATCTTAGAGGATTATAAAGACAGTGGGAAATTATTTGATAAGGCTACACGAGCCCAAGAAGCTCTAGCTAAATCCCAAAGTGCAACTAGGGAAAAAATGCTAGCGGGTCAAAAAACTCAGCAAGTAGAAGATAATAAAAAACAAAAAGAATTTTGGAATGGGGTCTATGATACTATTGAAAACTCAACTGAGTTTGCAGGTCTCACAGTTCCAAAGAGAGAAAAGTCGAAATTTTTCAACTATATCTCTAGCCCTGTGACTCGCGAGGGTCAAACACAGAGAGACTTAGACCATGGAAATGCTGAAATGGAAGTGAAGTTAGCTATAGATTACCTTATGTTTAAGGGATTCAAATTAGATGACATCATTCAAACGAAAGCAAAAACTTCTAATGCTAAGTCACTCCGAGACAAGATCTCGAAAAACGAAGAGAAAAT